AGCGTAAGGTGTTCCGCGACATTCTCCGTGAGCTTGTTCTCAAGGACGAGGACCGCGCTATAGCTTTGATGCGCAAGATCCCTGAGCTTGGACGTTGGGACGACCTTATGATCTTTGATAAGGACTCAGCTGCTGAAGCAGTTGCGTTCACTCTGATCAAGGATGCTTTGGATGCAGGCAATGGTCTGTGTGCTAAGTGGATGCCACGTAAGGGTGAGGATGCGGCTCGTCTGCGTTCGTTCCTTGGTTGGACTCCAAAGTACTACCGTAAGCGTCTGGTCGAACTGACTAAGGTTGTCGAGCAGGATATGTGTGCGAACAAGTGGGATGAAATCAACTTCAACCACGTTCCTTCTGTTGCGTCCGCTCGCTACAAGAAGGCGTTCGCTCGTCATACGCCAAAGTACAAGGAGTGGGTGGAAAAGCTCGTCAAGGGTGATCCAACTGCGAAGGTTAACGCTGGAGCAGTGTACCCATACGATGTACTGAAGGGTGTTATCGGCGCATACCGACTGAGCTATGAAAAGGCTAACCTTGACCACATCGTGGCTCAGTGGGAGGCTTTGCCTAACTACGTTGGTGATGCGAACATCCTTCCAATCGTTGACGTTTCAGGCTCAATGATGTCACCTGCAGGTGGTTACGGCTCTAAGTCGCTGACTACTTGTCTTGATGTTTCTGTTTCGCTTGGTCTCTACCTTGCGGATAAGAACAAGGGTAAGTTCAAGGATACGTTCTTGACTTTCTCTGACAAGCCAAAGCTTGAGCACTTGAAGGGTAACATCCTTCAGAAGATCTCTCAGATGTCAGCATCTGAATGGGGTATGTCTACTAATCTTCACGCAGCAATGCAGAAGATCCTCGATGTCGCAATCGGGGGCAAGGTGCCTCAGGAAGAAATGCCTGATATGCTGTTGATCCTTTCGGACATGCAGTTCAACTACTGTGTTCGTTTCGACGACTCAGCGATGGAAATGATCGAGCGTAAGTTCGAGGCTGCTGGGTACAAGGTGCCTAAGATCGTGTTTTGGAACCTTAACGCAAAGGACAACGTTCCTGTTAAGTTCGACAAGCGCGATACTGCTCTTGTTTCTGGTTTCTCTCCAGCCATCGTCAAGGCGGTGTTGTCTGGTAACATGGAAAACTTCACACCTGCAGGGATCATGTTGAAGGCGGTAATGAACGACCGCTACGACTACTAAAAGAGGGGGAAGAAATTCCCCCTTTACTTTAATTAGAGTATATCATATACTATGAATATTGATTGAGGAGAAACTATGAAACACTATGTGCGTGGCGTTTTGAATTTGCTTTTCGTAATCTTCAGCTTTGGTTTTATTGGACCATTGCTGGTTTCAGCGCCAAGTGATATCGCCGTTATCGGCGGTTGGCTTTATATTCTACTTGTCGTTCCTACCGTGCTTTACTATATCAACCGTAATTATGTTAAGTCTTTGATGGAGAAGTTTTGATGAATAGCACTTTTAAAAAGTTTCTTGCTCTTGGTCTTGCTGCTGGTGCTCTGGCTGCATGTTCTACTGTTCCTGCTGGACACGTAGGTGTTAAGGTGTACCTGCTTGGTGGATCGAAGGGTGTTGATTCAGAGGAACTTGGTGTTGGTCGTTATTGGATTGGTATGAACGAACAACTTTATATTTTCCCGACCTACATGCAAAACTACACTTGGACCAAGGAACCGGATTCGACTGGACCTGAAGACGAATCTATCTCGTTCCAGACGGTTGAGGGTATGACTGCTAACGCAGACGTTGGTATTTCTTATCAGCTTGATCCTACCAGGATCAATAAGATTTTCCAAACTTATCGTCGTGGCGTTGATGAGATTACCGATACCTTCCTGCGTAACATGGTTCGTGATGCTCTAGTCAAGCAGGCATCTACCAAGCCGATTGAATATATCTACGGCGCTGGTAAGGCTGAATTGATGGCTGCTGTACAAAATGATGTGCAGAAGCAGGTAAACGAAATCGGTATCAAGATTGATAAGATTTACTGGATCGGCGAGATTCGTCTTCCTCAGACAGTAATCGACTCTATCAACGCCAAGAATGCTGCTACGCAGATGGCTCAGCAGCGTCAGAACGAAGTTGCTCAGGCTCGTGCCGAAGCAGAAAAGAAGGTTGCTGAAGCCAAGGGTGAAGCTGATTCTATTCTGTTGAAGGCAAAGGCTCAGGCTCAGGCTAATCGAGAACTTTCTTCTTCTATTACTCCTGAGCTGGTACAGTATCGTGCTCTTGATAAGTGGGATGGTGTGCTGCCTCGTATGACTGGCAATCAGGCTGTTCCGTTTATTAATGTGGATCCTACGAAGCCCTAAATACTAGACAATCGCGGGGTTGGTATATGGGTTGTGCTCTAGCCTTCCAAGCTAGTGAAACGGGTTCGAGTCCCGTACCCCGCTCCAATCTATTAAAGGTGTATTATGATTAGGAAAGAACTAAACATCGCAGAAGTAAAGGCGTTTATCGACTCACAGACTCCAGAAACTAAGGTTTATATTGGTGGTGACTCAGAACGTTTTCAGATCAACGGTGTTTGGCATGCAGACTATATCAACGTTGTAGTTGTGCACAAGAACGGTAAGAACGGTTGTCGTGTGTTCGGTGGTATCGTGCGCGAGCGTGACTATGACCAGCAAAAGGATAAGCCTCGTATGCGTCTGATGAATGAAGTTATGAAGACCGCTCAACTCTACATGGATCTTCATGACGTTCTAGAAAACCGTGATGTTGAAATCCACTTGGACATTAATCCAAACAAGGAACACGGTTCTTCGTGTGTTATCAACGAAGCTGTTGGTTACATCCGTGGTATGTGTAACATTATACCTTTGGTCAAGCCAAATGCTTGGGCTGCTTCTTACTGTGCGGACCGTTACAAGGACGCTATTCAGCACATTAATCATAAGCAGGATGCAGCTTGAAGTCTGCAGGAATAAATATAGGCAGTGTCAACCTCAAGGGCAAGAAAGTTAGACGTCTTCGCTGTGGATGTTGCACTGCCTATGATCTTCGCGAAGAAGAACTAGAAAAAGTACACAAGAAAGAAATACAAGAATTCGTAGAACATTCGGCATTACACTGAAAGGTGTAATTTCGCGCCATGTTTATACATGGCAAAACCCACTGCGCCTGTAGCTTAAAGGTGAAGCTGGCAGCTCATAACTGCCTGAGTATAGGTTCGAGTCCTATCGGGCGCACCAAATAAAGAAAGGAGAATAATAATGTCAAAATTATTATTTTCACTGTTAGCAGCAGCTTTAATATTCAGTAACGTTCCTGCTGCTAATGCATCTCGAGTTGTAGCTTCATGGTATGATTGTAAAAAGCCTGGAGAATGCAGTAAAAATAAAATTACTGCTAGCGGCGAGAAATTTAACCCTAATGCGCTAACTGCTGCGCATAAAACTTTGCCTTTCGGCACAAAACTCAAAGTAATACATAAAGGGCGATCAGTTATTGTTAGAATTAATGATCGTGGACCTTTTGTAAAAGGAAGGTCCTTAGACCTTTCAAGGGCAGCAGCGAGAAAAATTGGCTGTCATGGTGTTTGTGTTGTACAAATAATTAAGCTAAAATAGAAAAAAGGATAGGAGCTCCGGCTCCTATCCTCATTTATGCGGAGAAGTATAATAAATGACAATAAAAGAAGAAAAAATTACTATTCCGACGCTAGAAGATTATCACTACTATCTCTTTAATGAGGATTTTAATGCTAAGTCTACAGGCGAACTAATCAAATTTGTTATTGAAAGAAATTTGATGATCAAAGATAGACCAAAGATGATGAAAGTTATCATCAACTCGCCAGGAGGAGAAGTTAGCTCGGCTTTCGCTTTGATCGACACCATTAAGGGTTCAAAGATTCCTGTGTATACTTACGGACTTGGAGAGATCGCCAGTTGTGGATTACTCACTTTTATCGCTGGCGAAAAGGGCAAAAGGTTTATAACCAGAAACACTGCTATTCTTTCACATCAATTTAGCTGGGGTTCTTGGGGCAAAGAGCATGAACTTATGGCAAGAGTCAAAGAGTTCAATAATACACAAGAAAGAATCATTGAGCATTACAAGCGTTGTACAGGTTTGACAGAGAAACAAATTAAGACATATTTGCTGCCACCTGAAGATGTTTGGCTGACAGCAAAGGAAGCTGTTAAGTATGGCATTGCTGATGAGATCGTAGATTTCTACTAAACATAAATAAAGCTTTACTTATATAAACAAATACGTTATAATAGAGGTGAATAATGAATGTTATTCTTTACACTAAAGATAATTGCTCATACTGCACAAATGCAAAGTTGTTGTTGACAAGCAAGGGTTTATCATTTACAGAGATGAAACTTGGTGAAGATTTTACTCGCGAAACTCTTTTAGAGATGTTTCCAGAAGCCAGAACTTTTCCAGTAATTGTTATTGATGGATTTAACATCGGCGGATATGTTCAGCTAAAGGAAAAACTCAATAACGAATTGAGAGAAAGTAAGAAGTTTTTAACTGAAGAGGTATAATATGTTTAATCGTGATTTGATTTTGAGTGATTTGCGTCAGCATGTTATTGAAGTAACCTTTAAGAAGGTTGATGGTTCTACAAGAGTTATGAGATGCACTTTGGTCCCTGACCACCTACCCGCTACCTTTAACGAAAGCGTTGAAGAGCAAAATCAAGAAAAAGAATTTCACCAAAAGAATGCAAATGTCATTGCTGCCTGGGATGTACAAAAGGGTGGATGGCGTTCATTCAGAGTAGATTCTGTAGAATATCTACAGGTTATCGACGGCTACTGATATTATCAGTAGCTTTTTTCAACAACTAATAGGAGTTAAAATGGAATGGAATACTGGGGTTATCACCTAATTCTCGATTGTGCTGGACTAGACCCAGAATCGATTAGAAACGAAAAGAATATCTATAATTTTGCCAAGCAGCTTGTCAAGGATATTGACATGGTTGCTTATGGCGAGCCACAGATCGTTAAGTTCGGTCATAGTGGTAAAGAAGGGTACACGTTAGTTCAGCTTATTGAGACCAGTAACATCTGCGTCCATTTCGTTGAGGAAGACAACACTGCTTACTTCGACATTTTCTCATGCAAGACTTATGACAATGATGTTGTTATTGGGCTTGTAAAGAAGTATTTTGATGCCAAGCATATTCGTACAACTTACTTGACCAGACAAGCAGATAAGTCTATTTGGAAGGTAATCTAATATAAATGATATATGGTTTCACCTGCAGCACATTTGACCTATTTCATGCTGGACATGTTGCGATGCTTACA